TGCTATAGGTACTGTAAATACAACTATCAACTTGAATGAAAATATTTCTCAAAATAACACTCAAGGCCTTCCAGCTAGTGCATATAACAATATGATTAATTTGTTAAGCAATGCTGATTTCTATCAATATAATGTTATTTTTACTCCGGGATTGATTGCTTCATTGCATGCATCACAAGTAAATAGCTTAATTGTAAATTCACAGAACAGAGGTGATTGTTTGTATATTCCTGATATGGTTGAATATTCAAGTAATGTTGCTAGTGCAGTAAGTACAGCTCAATCATTTGATAATTCATATGCAGCAACATATTGGCCTTGGGTCCGTTTAGCAGATGCAACAACAGGAAAACTAGTTTGGGCCCCAGCTTCAACAGTAATCCCAGGTGTATATGCATTTAACGATAAAGTATCTGCTCCGTGGTTTGCACCAGCAGGTATTAATCGTGGTGGTTTAGGTACTGTATCATATGCTCAATACAAATTAACTCAAGCAGAAAGAGATACATTATATGCTAATAACATTAACCCAATTGCAACGTTACCTAAACAAGGTGTAGTAGTATTTGGTCAGAAAACATTACAAAAATCTCAATCTGCTCTTGATCGCGTAAATGTACGTCGTTTGATGATTGAATTAAAAGGATATATTCGTCAAATTGCTGATACGATTGTATTTGAACAAAACACAATTACAACAAGAAATGTATTCCTTTCTAAAGTTACTCCATACTTAGAAAATATTCAACAAAAACAAGGATTGTATGCATTTAAAGTTGTAATGGATGATTCAAACAACGGCCCAGCAGTAATTGATCAAAACCAATTAGTAGGACAAATTTATATCCAACCAACACGTACAGCAGAATTTATCTCCCTAGATTTCATCTTGATGCCAACAGGAGCTGAATTCCCAGCATAAAAAAATAAAAATTGAATATTTATAATAAAATTAAAATAGAAAACAAATGGCAATTTTAAATCCAAACGAAATATTTTTCACAGCGTTTGAACCTAAACAAACCAACCGTTTTATCCTTTATATGGATGGTATTCCATCATATTTGGTAAAAGGAGTAGGAGCAGTATCTTTAACACAAACTGCAGTTGCTCTCAACCATATCAACGTTCAACGTTACGTAAAAGGAAAAACGATTTGGAACACTATTCAGTTTACAATGTATGATGCAATTACTCCAAGTGGTGCACAAGCAGTAATGGAATGGGTACGTTTAGGACATGAATCAGTAACAGGCCGTGATGGTTACTCAGATTTCTATAAGAAAGATATTACGTTCAACGTTATTGGACCTGTAGGTGATATCGTTTCTGAATGGATTATTAAAGGAGCTGTTATTACAGAAGCTAACTTCGGTGATTATAACTGGGATGACGATGGTACTCCAACTAACGTTACAGTTACTGTACAGCCTGACTACTGTATCTTGAACTACTAAGAACAAAACAATAAAATATATGAAAGCTCCAAAGAAATTTGGGGCTTTTATTTTCTTTTAATATATTGTTTCTATGAAAAAACTATTATTATTTTTATTATTAGCTAATATAGGATATAGCCAATATTGTCCTGCTTTAGGACCTGATCAAATATTACCTTGTGGTGTAGGATCAACAATATTAACCGCAGATTTAAGCCAATGCGGTACAGGTACAAACCCCAATCAAACCACAAATTATGGTGTTTCTAATATACCATATGTTGCCCAAACAAACACAGGCACTCAGTTATTTATGGGTGATGATACTCAACAGGGTCCATTTAATATTGGATTTACATTTTGTTTCTTTGGACAAACCTATACTCAATTTTATATAGGTTCAAATGGTTGGATTTCATTCTCCCCAGGACAACCTACTACTTTTACAACACAAACAATCCCTACTGCAAATCCTTTAGTACCTAAAAATTGTATTATGGGTCCTTGGCAAGATTGGCATCCGGGTATTGGAGGACAAATTAGATACCAAACAAGTGGAGTTGCACCTTGTAGAAAATTAACAGTAAGTTGGACAAATATGCCAATGTTTAGTTGTACTGGTAATCAAGGAACATTCCATATTGTAATTTATGAATCATCTAATTATATAGAAAATTACATCCAAAACAAACCAGCTTGTTTACAATGGCAAGGAGGAACAGCAACTCAAGGAATCCATAACGCAATAGGAACAACAGCAGTAACTGTACCTGGAAGAAATTCTACAGCTTGGACAGCTACTAACGATGCTTGGAAATGGACTCCAAGTGGACCAACAGTTACCCCAACATTAACTTGGTATCAAGTAGGAAATCCTGTTGCTATTGGAACAGGACCTACTATTACAGTAAATCCTGTAGGACCTACTCAATACACTTGCCATTTAATATATCCAATATGTAATGCTGGTTGGTCTAGTTGTAATGCTGGAGGTGGTTTAGGACCTGATACTGTACTTGTTGTACCTGGTCCTCCTAATTTACCTTTACCAACAATATTTTCTGCAAATCCTACATGTAATGGTGATTGTGATGGGACTATTATAGTATTACCTAATGGTGGGAGTGGTGTGCAAACTATCTCTTGGAATGGACCTCAAACAGGATTTACCCCATTAGGTTTATGTGCAGGAATTTATCCTTTTACTATTACTGATGCTGCCGGTTGTACTGTTTCTAGTACTGTAACACTCACTAATCCACCTATACCTACAATTAACCCTATTATTTATAGTGATACGGTTTGTTACGACTCACCTAATGAAATCTACTCAGTAGTCCAACAACCTGGATACATCTACCAATGGTCTTCAGTTGGTTTTATCAATTCAGGCCAAGGTAATGATAGTATTAGTGTAGATTGGAGTGGCTTTACTGCTGGATTTATTCCTGGAGCAGTTATGGTAATGGGGTATGATCAAAACAATTGCCCAAGTTTCCCTGAAACTATTGATTTAACTATTTTTAATATTGTTCCTGTAATTGATCCTGCAGGTCCATTTTGTTCAAACGATGAATTTTCTACTTTAAATGCTACTCCAATTGGGGGTGTATTTAGTGGAACAGGAATGACGGGTAATGATTTTTATCCTAGTAATGCAGATACACTAGATAATTATATAGTTTATACTTATACCCAATCAGGATGTTCCTTTGATGATACCCTAAATATTATTGTTTATGAGCAACCTCAAATTTCTCAAATTACCCCATACAATGATTTCTTTGAATTATGTGATGGTGATTCAATTCCAAGTACATATAGCGTTATATCAACTTTATCCGGCGGTTACAATGAATGGACATTATCCGGCAATACAACTCAATCAACTAACTTTAATATCGCTTGGAACACATTTGGAATGTTCCCATTATCAGTAGTAAATTATGTAAATGGATGTCCATCCCCACAACAACAAACCATAATTACGGTTGTTCAATGTCCTAATTTATTATTTTATATTCCGAATTCATTCACACCTGATGGAGATGAACATAATAATACTTTTAAGTGGACATTTACAAGTGGATTTGACCCATATAATTTCCATATAGAAATTTATAATAGATGGGGACAAATTATTTATGAAAGCTATAATTCTTTAGACTACTGGGATGGAACATATGCTAATATACCTTGTTCCTCAGGACTATACAACTATAGAGTTTATTTTAAAAGCCAAAAAGATGATGGCAAATATGAATTTGTAGGAAATATTAATCTTATTAGATAGACCAATATTTATAACCATATGAAACTAGATAGTTTACGTACATTAGTTAAAGAGGAGCTTAGCAAGCGACTAAATGAGGAATACCAAGACAAGTTTAAAATGGTAGGTATGCTTATTACTAACATTAAGAAACGCCCTCAAAAAGAAATATTCTCTGATATTCGCTCTATTCCAGGGGTTACAGTAGCATCTGTAAAAGAACCTATGGAATATAGTCAACAAAACACAGAAAAATTCCAATCTATAATGACCGTTAAAGTAGATGGTCATCCATGGATTGCATCTAGTGGATTTGACCGTTCAAAAATGGAAGATATCCGCAAAGCTATATTAAAAGTAGAAGGAGTATTATCATATAATGTAAATCCTGATAATATTTCCTCACTTTAATATATTTATATAAGACAATTAAGTTATAAAAAATAAAAATTATGAGTGAATTTAAATTACCTACTGAAGTAGTTGAATTGCCTTCCAAAGGTTTACTTTATCCTGAAGATTCTGAATTAGCAAAAGGTACAGTTGAAATTAAATATATGACTGCTAAGGAAGAAGATATCCTTACAAATCAATCATATATTAGTAATGGTACTGTGCTTGACAAGTTACTTAAATCTGTAATTGTATCAAAAATTAATTTTGATGATTTACTAATTGGTGATAAAAATGCTATTATGATTGCAGCTCGTATTTTAGGATATGGATCAGAATATACTTTTAATTATTTAGGGGAATCACATATAGTTGATTTATCTCAAATGGAAAATAAACCACTTAAAGAAGAATTATTTAAAGATCGTAAAAACGAGTTTCCATTTTCACTCCCTAAATCAGGTAATGTAATTACCTTTAAAATTTTAACTCATAAAGATGAACAAGACATCAACCGTGAATTAGAAGGTTTAAAGAAAATTAATAAAGATGCTTCCCCAGAACTTTCAACTCGTTTAAAATATATTATTACCTCAGTAAATGGAGATTATGAACGAAAATCTGTTCGAGAATTTGTCGATGGGTATTTGTTAGCTCAAGATTCTCGGGCATTAAGAGAATATATTAAAGAAGTTCAACCAGACGTTGATCTAACTTTTTTTCCCGACGGGTCTGACAGTAGAATCAATATCCCAATTGGGGTTAGCTTTTTTTGGCCTGACATTTGATGTAGCCGCTCAAGTAAGAGCAGCTTTATTTAAACAAATCCACGAAATAGTTTTTCATGGTAGAGGAGGATACGATTGGAATACAATCTATAACATGCCTATTTGGCTTCGTAAATTTACTTTTACTCAAATCCAAAATCACTACAAAGAAGAACAAGAAATAGTACAAAATAAAGGTAAAAAAGGCAGCCAAACAGTAATTAATTCTGATGGAACTATAAAAACCCCAGAATTATTACAAAAAACAGCTAATCAACAGCAAAAATTTACTCCTCCACCAAAAAGACCAGTAAGTTATAAATAATTAATATTTATAATAAAAAATAAATGGCTTTAACTCCTGAAGAACAACAAAGATTAAATAATCTTATACGAGAAGGTATTCAATTGGCTAGACAGTTGAATGACACTCAACAAGAGTCAAGTTTTCGAAACTTTACTGGGAGTCTTACTGATGCTGAACGTTTAGTTGGTTCTTTAAGAGATGAATGGGCTGAATATACTAGAGATGTTGCTGGTACTGCTTTAAATTTCCAAAGAATTGTAGATGAAATTAAAGCCATGAATAGTGGCACCAAAATTTCCCAACAAGCATTTTCAGGTTTAAATAGTTTAGCTCAAAAATTACAATCTCATCAAGAAGGGATAAGTAAATTATCTTCTAAAGAAATTAAAAATTTAAAAGATAAGGTAAAAAATAAAGTAAACGAATTAAAACTCGCTAAAGATCTTTTATCTGATCAATTATCCCAATCTAATCTTTCAGATACTGAAAGAGCAAAAGCTCAAGCAGCCTATGATAATATTGAAAGCTCCCTTTATAATACTACTAGTGCTCTTCATCAACTTAACACTCAATTAAAAGTAGCAGGTGAAGAAGCTGAGACATTAGAAGATGCTTTAGGATTAGGAGGTAATGCCTTAAAAGGCATGCAAGAAACCATGAGCAAACTTGGTCTTGGTGGTTTAGCAGATAAATTAGGTTTAGATGAAGCTAATGAAGCCATGGAAGAAATGGCTGCTAAGTTAACTAATAATGGTGAAAAAGCTGCAACTTTAGGAGATAAATTCAAAATATTAGGAGCAGGAATGAAATCTGCTTTTTCAAATTTATCAAAAAACCTTTTAGATCCTAAAGCATTAATTACAGAATTTGTAGTTACTTTACAACAAGCAGATGAAGCTACGGGTAAATTAGCTAAAGATTTTAACCTGACATATTCTGAAGCTCTTTCTACTCGAAGAGAACTTAGTAATATGGCTGCATTGTCTGGAGATGTAGCAGTTAATACTAAAGGTTTACAAGAATCTATGGTAGCTGTTGGACAATCTTTAGGTACTAATGCCCAACTTAATCAAAAAGATTTAATAACGTTTACTAAATTACGTGAACAAGCAGGGTATACTAATGAAGAATTAGTAGGTATCCAAAAATTATCATTAGTAAATGGCAAAACATTAGAAGATAATACAAAAGAAATTTTAGGTGGTGCCGAAGCATATGCTACTAGAAACGGATTTGTTGTAAATGAAAAAGAAGTACTAAAAGAAGTATCAAAAGCATCAGCTTCATTAAAGTTAACATTAGGTGGAAGTGCTGAAGCCGTAGCTGTTGCTGCTGTTAAAGCTAAACAGTTTGGTTTAAATCTAGAACAAGCTGAAAAAATATCTGAAAGCTTACTTCAATTTGAATCCTCTATTGAAAATGAATTAAGTGCCGAATTACTAACTGGTAAAAATTTAAATCTTGAACGAGCAAGATCATTAGCTCTAGAAGGTAAAACAGCAGATGCTGCAGCTGAAGTAGCAAAACAAGTAGGTACTTCTAGAGATTTTGCTAAAATGAACGTTATTCAACAAGAAGCTTTAGCTAAAGCCGCTGGAATGACTAGAGATGAATTAGCTCAATCTTTAATGGACAGAGAAGCCCTCACCAAACTTTCAGGGGTTGAAGGAAAAGATGCTAAAGAAAAATTTGATAATTTAGTTAAACAAGTTGGTTTAGAAGAAGCTAAAAAACGTTTAGGAAATGAACAATTAGCAAACCAATTTACCCAACAATCAGTTCAAGAAAGATTTGCTCAAGCTACAGAAAAACTTAAAGAAGTATTTGTTAGTATGGCTGAGCCTGTATTAGCTATTTTATCTCCTTTGTCTGATATAGTTTCTAGTGTTTTACCTTTAATTAATGTGCTATTACAACCTATATTGTTTACATTTCAAACTATAGGAGGAGTTGTGTCTAGTATTTTTACCTGGCTTTCTGAATCTGAAGGATTACTATTAGGTTTAACATCTGCTGCTGTTGGTTTAGGAGTAGCCATGAATTACAATGCTATAAAAGCAGGTGCTATGGTTGCTTATGAAGAAACTTTACTTTTACTTAAAGGGGAAGGATTCCTTATGGAAAAAGGTAAAGCAGCAATTCAAGCAGTTCAATTAGGATACCAGGCTGCTATGGGAAGTATGGAAGCTAAAAGAGCCCTTGTAGAAAAAGGAGGATTTATAAGATCTATAGGTGAAGCCATTATGAAAGTAATAAGCTCCTTAGCCGGCATCCCAATAATTGGTTGGGCTTTAGGTTTAGCTGCTGCTGGTACTATAGCTGCATTAGGTTACAAGTATATGAATGATGGGGTTATTTCTCCATCTTCTGGGGGTAGTGGATATGGTGATAGAGTTCTTTATGGTCCTGAAGGTGCGATTTCTTTTAATAATAAAGATACAATTGTAGCAGGGACTGATTTGTTTAAAAAAGGTGATGATGTAATGTCTTCTCCTAAAGGCGCTATTACTGTTAACAATGCTACTGCACCAAAACCATCACCTGTTGATTCTAATACTTTATTAGCCGCTCAAATGAAACGTTCTAATGATTTGAAAGAACAAGAAATGAGAAGAGATAGAACAGTTTCAACATTGAGAATTCAATAATATATAATATTTATAATAAAATTAATAATTATGGGACTTTTAGACAAATTAACTACTGAAGGATCAATATTGAGTGAATTTGATGGTAATACACCAAGTACTACTATTTATAATACACCTCAATCACCATTACACAACCAATATTCACTTAATGGTGCTCCAACTTTATCAGGATTTCCAACACCATCACAATTGGATTTAAATGGTGTAACCCCAACACAGTACTTAGACAATTTACCTGGATAATATTTAGATGGGGCTTTTAATTAAACTACAAGATGGGGATACCCAATTGAAATCACTCAAGTTTGGTAATGATAGACCAAATGGAGGTGATAGTGGTCAACCATTTGTACAAAAGTCCATTGATGGTAAACAAGGTGAATTTTCTCAATTAGATAATGATTTTTTATGGCGTGGAGGTATTCGTGCTCCTTTAGCAGCAGCTCAAGATACTTCTCGTTTAACCCAATTTTTATTTAATATAAAAAGTCCTGACGGATTTCTTTTTACTACAAAACAAAATTTACTTTCTAGAACAGGCACTAAAACAGAAGCATCTAAAGGACTTGCTTATGGTAATAGTACAGTAAATGAGGGAATTTATAACCCATTATCTACAATTGCCCAAGCAGGAGTAAATTATCTTGGATTTCATTATAATAAACAAGGAATAGACCCTACGGGTAATTTTCCTAA